CTCATACAAATAACAAGTACCTGTAATTGCAGAACCTGTTAGCTTAGTTACGTTTACAGATATTTCCATTGCGCTATATCCTGCGGTTGCTGGTATAACTCTCAATGCTGTATCTGTGTTTACTAACGTATCACCTGCAATGGTCGGGAAAACATACGCTCTACCTGTTTGCGCTTTTGATGCAAAGCTTATAGCTAAGCATAAAAGTAAAATTGAAAATAATCGCTTCATTTTTTAGAAGTTTTAAAAGTTAAAAATTAAGATTGCAACTGACCGAACTCGTAGATAGGAGTTTCACCGCTTGTACTCATTGGAGCAGCATTAAACGCAATATCTACAGAAAGCTCCATGTCAACATGAATATCCTGGACTGTACCACCCAATGCACTAGCATCTTGTTTCTGCGCCCAACCTCTTACGGCGTAAGTTAAAGGCAATCCACTGTCATCGGCAATAGTGCCAAATCCACCGTTGAAACTTTCGAAATCTCCTTGTCCTTTACGATTAATCATTGGAATCCAAGGGATCATCGCAAAACTAGCCTCTGGCAATACAATAGCAGTACCACCGCTGTAAGCAGTAGCAACTTCATTACCTAATGTACTGTGGAACATAATACCTTTAGGATTGAACGATTGAAACTGAAACGCTAAGTTTTGAGCATTACCTGTACTTTGATACATATCAAAGTTTGCTCTTTTTGATAAGATAGGGTCAACGATAACATCAAACTTGTTGTAGTACTTGTTTTGCTTCATGATGCTTTGAGCGTTTTCATAAAACAAATCAATTTGTGACGCATCGTTCTCGAAAGCGTAATTAGTTGCGTTCCAAGTCATTAACTTTGGATTTGCCCCTACCACTTGCGTTCTCAAAGAGTGAAGTTGTTGCACAATATAAGTACCTATACGCTCACGCAATATCCTTTGTACTTCCTTCATGTTGTGTGCAAACTGTTCTTCTTGTGCAAACACGTTATCAGCACCACTTTGTAATGGAATACCGAAAGTCTCGCTAAATGTTACCCATGAAAGGGTTACTTGTCCACTGTCTGAGTTAGTACCTGTTGGGGCATAACTACGTGCAGTTCCGTTTGTTGCTGTACGTCTTTTTTTGTAGTAAGTGTAGACTGCTCTTTTGTCTGATTCTTTGATTGCTTGAACGTCTCCTACTAAGAATGGAGCGTAAGTAGATGCTTGCCTAAGGATAGGGTTTTGAAGCTCTCTTACTTCCGCTTTGTTGAAATCAGGTGTGTTTTTAGCCTGATATGCAAGTAAATTTGATGATACGAAATTTGCCATTGTGTTTAATTTTTTAAATCACAATTAACAAGGTTACTAACCTTAAATTCTTCGGGTAACCTACCCGTATCGCTGCTATAGTTACAAACTATCGGCAAAAGCAAAGTTATAGGATAATGTTTGAATTAAACAAATAAAAAAAGCCCGTATAGAAATACAGGCAATTTATTATAACAAAAACCAGAAAATATGAAAACTATTTAGTAGAGAAATCGAAGTTAGGGTTAGTGTCAACTATATCTTTTAGTAACGTTGCCGCTTGTTGTCCGTTTTCGGATATGCCATTTGTTTTAAGATGTTCCATGTATTGTCGCATATTTGCAATACCTGTGTAAGATGGTGTTTTACTATCAACACCTCCACGACCATTAGGCTTAGTAGTTTCTATCGTCTTGCCTAATTTCCTTTCGTCGATGTAGCTAGATAGAGCATCTTTAATTGGCAAAGGCTTTTGCGTTATTTTATCTCTCAATATTTCACCACCTTTTTTAACAACCTCCACGCCGTCCACTTCCTCAATCTGTACACCCATTGAAAGTAATGTTATCCATTCTTCGTTAGTGTAATTATCTGGCTTTTTATCAATAGTATTTTCGATATACTTTTGTTTGATAGCCGATTGTTTTTGCGATGTGATTAACTCAGTCTTTTCTTTTTGCTCTTGCTCTAAGTTCTTACGCAATTTTTCAACTACGCTATTTAGTTCTTTAACCTTTTCTTCTTCACTTTTACCTAAATCGGTAGAAACTTTCTTTGCATATTCTGAAATGAACTTATCAGGGTCTTTGCTTCCTTCGCCCGTATAATCAAGTCCCGCTTTTGTTTTTAGTTCCTTAATTAGCAACTCTTTTCCAACATTTATATTGGTAGCTTTTATTTGTTCATCTCTAACAGATAACTCAGCATTGGTAACAACTAACACATCAGGGATAGAAACTTCTACTTCTTCAGTGCTTTTTATTGCTTCAAGTAAGGCATCTACATCGAAGCCCTTTAAAGTCTTTTTTAGTGCGCTTAAATTCTTTATTGCCATAACATAGTTTATTTGTTTAATAATATATTCAAGTCTTTAGACGTATCTAGTCCCATCATTTCGGCATAATCAACATAGCTTAAAATGTTTCCAATACCATATTTACCCATAGGCAAATAAATCTTATGAACAGGCGCATCATTAGTAACGTAGCTATTGAAGTCTAACACAATATCTTCCTCAATAAATGCGGGGTGCGGTTGCGCTAATTCAAAAAGCTGCCATCCTGTAATAACTACCCTTTCTCCCTCCGTGTAAGGGTTGTATCTATTTTCTTTTTGTATTCTAGCATGAAACACGTCATATTTTTTATAATGCTCGTGTTCTTCTTGTGCTTGTGCTATCTCCGCTGTAGGGAGTATTTTCTTAGGTCTGCCCATGTTATAAAAAAGCGGTTACGACCGCCAACGTTTACTAATTATAATCTATTGAATATTCAGTAGCACCTCCGCCACTGCCGCCAAATGTATGTTTAATTATTTCAATGCCTTTGTGTTTTATAAATTCGTAATTCTTATTACTCCTAGTAAATTCGCAATAGCTAACACTTGAGCCAATAGGCAAAGATTTAATCAATCTATCTTTTGCTTCTTCATGCTTGGTTAAATTGCCTTGTACTGTTTCTGTTTTTGTCATAATATCTAATTTTTGTAAAGATAGTATTAATCTACATTAATCTTATCTAATTTAATTTGAATAGCTTTCTTTTCTTCTGGCGTTTTCGCTTGTGCCATCTGTTGCTCTAAATCTTGCTTCGCTTTAGGGTCTGCACCCGCTGTAATTGGCTGTACTACTTTCGGCTTTGCGTATTCGTTTAATGAATCTCTAAGAAACTTATCATCCTTGGTGATCCAATCCATGTCGTTTAAAGTAGACTTCCATTCGCTAAAATAAACCTTAGTAGCTTTATCCTGCGGCGTAATATCGGGTAAATCTGAAACCTCTTGAACTGTTAAATGAACGAAAGGTTCTACTCTCATTTGTTTTAATGCAATTTCTAACATAACTGCATTTCCTTGAAACTTAGCTTCGTAGTAGTCTCTTAATTGGCTATCCAAAACCGCTTGACTTGCCCCGTCTACCCTACTTTTAGCGTATTTATCCCACAAAGCATTAGGCGGCTCTACTGCATATCTGTCACCACCTTTGAAACTGCACCCTTTGTAAGTAGTAGGGTACATAAAGCCAGCTGTAAGGTCGATATAAAACGTCATAGTGCTTTCATACCACATTGTATAAGCTTTTAAGGCGTTTATCATACCCTCGTATTCTTGTACTACTTGCGTTGCTGTTTTATCTCCTTTATCAAACTTGACATTATTCTTCATTTCGGGCATCGTATTCCACTTAGTGAAATATATCAGCATTTCGAAACGGTTCATGTCATCGGTTGCCAATGTCCACGCATCTATCGGCGGCGTTGTATATCCATCAAATGCAGAAGGGAGCGAAATTTTGCCGTCTGTTGATTCAGGCGGCGCAATTACTAACTCATCTCTTACACTTGAACGTGTCTTATATCCTGTGCCGTTGCAATCTGTACAATCCTCGCCTTGCTTAGTTCCTGCGCCTTCGCAACTCGGACAAACACTTTGAATAGTCCAATGTTTGGGGAACATGTGTAAATTTTTCCAAATCTCAAAGATGCTATTCTGTGTTAATGTTGCGTTTAATAGTTCTACAACGAAATAATCAGGACTAATAAATAGTTGACTATCAAATTCGTAAATGTCCGATAAAGATACGGCAGGACACGTCATAAAATAGTTTGGCAATGTTAATCCGGCTATTTCTTTTAATTGGTTGCCGTCAAACTCAACTATCTTATCGCTTACTTCATCAACTATGCGAAAGTATTTTGTATTGTTTTGCATACTTTGCATCCTGTCTGTAATGCTTGTAGGTAACCCACCCTCTAATCCGTATTGACTTGCTTGTTTAGGTGTTAGCTTGAATATAACAACATTGCATTTACGCCCGTCTAACTCATAATAAAATATATCACTACTGCTTTTGTAAGTAGGGTATGGTTTGCCGTCTTTTCCTATTTCAACAAATAACAATCCATTAGGGTCAATATTATAACCGTCTAAACCTGTGGTTTGCATCCATTGGTAAATAGACTGGTTCTTTTTGACATTCAATAAATATGCTGTGTATTCTTTCAGTTGTGTATCTGGTAAATTGATTATTTGGCTTCCACCTTTTGCGCTAAATATTTTTTCAATAGGAGCGTGAACACGCTTCATAAGGTCTTTATTGCTACGGGCGTATTTTTGTCGAATATTCTTTTTACTTTCACTTTCAAACTCATCCATTGTCTGAATGGCTTGCTTTAGGTTTTTACCTGTGATGTGCATATTTAGCCTCGCAGACTGTTCTACTGCATCAGCTAACTGCATCTTCATTGGGTTATGTAAAAAAATATCTAAGTAGTTGAGCATAAAAGCAAAATTATATAAATTATTGCGAAGTTATAGATAATTTTCTTTTACCACGTTGGTCTACTATACAATAAAGCAATCCGTCTAAATAATGGTCATGCCCTGCTTCGGGGTTATTTGTTAAATCTCCGTTTTTGTCTTTCTCATAAATACGGTTATTAATTTCATCCCATAACTCGACATCTTCCTCAACTGCATATAACTCATGATTGTTTGCTAGGTCAATAGATTCTTTTATTCCGATTTTTACACAAGGCACTACATAGAATCCTTGCAGTAATCTAGGGTAACGCTTTACGTCATCATCTGTTAATTCTTGACGTTTAAATCCGTTCTTTAGCTTTATAATTGACATTGCATCGGCATTATCAGCTATTATCTTATCATTATTGCCAAATCCTAAAGTACAGTACAATTTACCTATTTCTAAGCTACTCATTGGCTTATAGTTAATACCACGGCAATAAACCTTTTGCCCGTCAAATTTGACGCCTATCAATGCAGCGGGTGAAGGATTCCCGAAATCTTGCCCATAATATTCTTTAAATTGTAGTTTCATGTAATCGGCTCGCTTAATTGGCTTAAAGTTCTTATGAACTTGTCCTTGCCTACCACTAGACGCAAGCCCTTTGATAGCTGTGTAATAATAGTGTTTATCTGGTCTTTCTCCGTAAGCCTCGTATCTATCAATAACATTTTGTGGTAGATATGTATTGTCTTTGTATGTAGTGAAAATCTGAACAACGCCTTTTAGTTGTTTTGGTTGCGGCTGAAAATATCCATCATGTTCGGATGGAAGCAGATTGAAATTATTTTTAAGGATAAAGTGTCCAATATCTGGAGTATTTAGAATAATAATAACTAAACAACCTTCTTTTCTCAAGCTATCTACAAACGTATTAAACTTTTCTTCGTCTCTAATGTCCTCCCCTTCCTCGATTATAGCAATATCAATATCAGATGCCCCCTTTAAATTAGCACGTTTTTTATTATCTGATGCCCGAAAACCTTTAGTATAAATTAGCGTTTTGCCTGTTTTGCGATCTTTAAGTTCAGTTTCATTTTTAAGAAACAATTTATCTAAATAGCCGTTACTATTATCGTTTGCGGTGTTGTAACGCTCCCAAATTTCATTTAAAATAGTTTCTTTAATCAATGCCTTTTCATCACGAATAACTACACAACGTTTGCGGTGCATTGTAGCCATATAAGCGATAAATTGACTAACTTGGTAAGTCTTACCACTACCACGACCTCCCAATAATACTATCGTGTGTGTATCTTTTGGAAGGTTGTAAAGTATTCGATAAACTTCTGGACATTTTATTTTTACATTCATTTATTCGAATGTGATTGTAATGTTTGTTTCGTTAGCTGCTACAGTATTGCCTTGCTCGTCTACTTGCCTAGCTTCCACACGTTCAACATACCCACGTGATTTTCCTTTGGTAGAAAGATAGTATTTTATAAGACCGCTATCACTATTGCTAATTGCATCAAACATTTTAGTTTCAACAAAGTCGATAGCTTCCTCAGCTACCATTCTTACACGTTCTGCATATTCAGCATCATTTTTAAGCCATTCGTAGTGAGTTTTTGGATTTATATCGGCTTTTTTCGCAGCAGTCGTAACAACCCCCAATGATTCTTGCAATGCAATTATCATAGCGTCTTTGTGATTGTTACTTTTATTACTGTTACATATCATACCCCAAAACTACAACTAAATATTGAAATAAAAAAAAGTGTAGTGAAATTAAACTACCAACGCATTAGTTTTATAAAGTTTGATTTGCGTTTCAAGGTTAGATATTTTCTTTTCTAAATATTTGTTATCAGCGCAAAGATTAGCATATTTTAACTTTAAAGAATTATAGGCGTTAGTAAGTTCAGTATGTTGTCTTTGCAAATGTTGATAATTTTTTTTGTCGTTTTCGGCTAATCCTAAACTATCCATTACTATCGCTAACATCTCGCATACAAGGGCATCTTTAGACTTAACAAAGTTACGTACTGAGTTAATAGAACTGATAATCGTTGTGTGGTCTCTTTTACCTAGCGCATCACCTAATGACATTAATGTAAAGTAAAAGTATATTTTACCAATGTAGGCGTAAATATGTCTAACCGTTACAAGTTCACGCTTACGCACTTTAGACTTAATTTTCGTCTCATTGCACCCTAATTCATTGCAAATAGCTGTGAGTAGATCCTTTGGTGTACTAATCTGTTGTTTCATAAATACTAATCTTTTCTCCGTTTAAAATTCCATCAATTATATTTTCTATCATATCTCTTTCACTTGGTGGGACTAATGCTAATTTCTCAGCTATTGCACCAACTGCAAATACATCGCTATTCCATTCAGTTCTAACTCCGTCACGCACTTCTTTTGGAAATTGTGGAGTAGATATGAAGTCTAAATAAATAGCGTCAATTTGCTTTTCGTAACGCTTGCAAAGTTTTTCGCCCAATCCTCCTTTACTTTCTCTTTGAACATCTTGGAAGCATTCTTTGGCAATTCGCAAAGCGTGAAGTCCTTGTATTAAATAGCTTCTTTTTTCTGTTGTACTTTCCATAACTTAATTTTTAATTTTACTAACTCTACTATTTCCATTTTAATAGGATCAGGCACTCTCACATTAAGAGGCACTGATTTATACGGCAGTTGCTTTCGTCCTGCATTGCTTTTTCTTGGGGTCATAATTTAATTTTTAGATTACATTAATAGTTTCAGTTAAATAAACGTCATTATCAGTAATTTCAGTAACACTGTCGATGCAATAAGACCAATGTTCACGGTTTACAAACTTTATAGCTTGCTTTTCATTTAAGCATCTTGCAACTACTCTAACACCTTCCATGTGTTTTTTTGACATTCTAACTAAAAATAATTTTTTCATAATAACTAGGCAGTTTTGAAGGTCTGCTAACTTGTGAGGGTGATTAAATTATTTAGATAGCCATTTATCTATTTGCTTTTTAGCAGCCGATAAAGTTTTGAAGTCTTTAGTTAGATTACTTGAATAGTTTGAATAATAAGCAGTAAATAAACCATTTGTGCCTTCAATAATTGTTCTGTTGTTGTAGATAATTTCTCTTTTCATTTTTTCTATTTTTTTAATTTGATGGTGTAAAGATAAAGGTTTATTTTTATTATTGGTTACATTAATCGGTGAATAAGGGAAAAAATTATAAAATTACTTTAGTCCTTGCTTCTTTTGAGTTTGCTGCACAATTTTGAAGTATTGTAAAATTTGCAGTGAAATAACTCATTGCAACTTTTCTACTTAGCTTAAACCAAAAGGTAGCAAAATCTATGTAATTATCGAAGCTGTATTCGTTACCGTACTTATCGCTGAACTTGTTGTAAATTTTACATTGTATCATGTTATTTATTTGCAGTTATTAGGATGCTGCACCCCTGAGTGATTAATTAATTTTAAGCCAATTTATATATTCTTGTTCTGTAAGGTTGTTTAAAAACTCTTTCATTGAATTATCATTGCTTTCACCTTTTAACACACAAGCTAAATTTATATTGCGTCTTACATTTGTAGGCAATACGGTTATTCTTTTAAATCCTAATGAATACTCAGTAGGCTGTTGATTTACTTTGTTTAATACTTTTGTGATAGTTGTTGTGTTCATTTTATTTCCTTTTTTTGTTGACACAAAGATAGCGTTATTTTTGGTTACATCAATAAACTAATCGGTGAATAGGCAAATATTTTTTTCTATAGCGGTAATAACTTGCTCGGCGTTGTATGCGGTTTCAACTGTAATACATTTAGACTGCCAATGATTGTGCAGATATTTCTGTTTATCCGATAGTTTACCATTAGGCATCTTTAACTCTAATGCCCAAAATTTAGGATATACAAATAATATATCTGGAACTCCTGCAAGTACGCCCATGCTATGTAGTTTAAGCCTCATTTGCATAGATGTAACCGATTCATTAGCCACATGAAAATAAAAGTTTCTTAACTGCGGGTAATTATGATTGATGTATTTATGGACTGCCGCCGTAAATTGGTCTTCGTTGGCATAAGATTGTGTTATAAATTGTTGTTTAGTCATAATGTAACGAAAAAAATAAAGGTCATTAAAAAGTTTGATACAGCTAAAACTCAATGCTAGTAAAGGTTTCAGCGATTCTGTAACGAAAAAACGAAAAATTTATCTATCTTATATTTACTTTTATACATTTTACATTTTACTAATAGTGTTATAAAATAACATTTACTATTTTATTTTTATTTCTTTCTATACAATTAATAGAAAAAAAGAATAAATATTCGTTACAAAATTATAAAACTCAATGCTAGTAAAGGTTTCAGCGTAACGAAAAATGTAACGAAAAATTAGTTTGTAACGAAAAATATCGTTACAAGTTGCTTAAAATGGTACTTTTACAAAGAAATTTCTATATTTTACTACAACTCCGTTATTCCTTTTTTGCATATCGCTTTCAAATTCTATATTATTTTTTATTGCATACTCACGGATGGCGGCGTTAATTCGTTGAGTAGATGGGTGGTACTGCTTAGGTATATTGTTTTCTAAGTAGTAGCTTTCAAGATAACTTTTAAAGGTATCATTAGTAATTTCTACCCGTTCGCACCAATGATTAAAGTTTTGCTCAATAAAATTAAATACAACACTTCCATAAGTTTGCTCAAACTGCTTAAGCCAACCTCCATTAGTCAACTCAGGTGCTTTTAATTTCTTATTAGTCAATAACCAAGTTTGAACACTTTTAGCAATAAAATCATCAAATCCAGCCCAATCATCTTTAGTCCATCCTTTAGGGAAATGGCATCCAAAATGAACATCTAACCCACCCACTTTAGTAAAAAAATCAGTAAACTCAATTGGTATGATACGGCGTCTAAGTCCTCCGTCTGAAACTTCATAAGAGAAATTAGTTTGTACTATGAATTTTGGGGCTTCTTCGTTACTAACCTCTACTTCATCCTTAAATAATTTCTTCCAAATAAAACTACCTGTTGATGGTTCTTTTAAAAATGCGAAGTCGAAATTTTTAGGTACATCACTAATGCAAAATATTTTTTGACCGTTCCAAGATTGAAAGAATTTTTCATCGAATTTAGTTTGCGCTCCGGGCTTAGAAGTATATGTTGTAGTTGATTTTAAAAGAGAACAAAATACATTTTTTCCACTACCACCACCGTCCTTTGGATTACGGCATTGTTCAGTTAAAACAATTATGTAGCCTGTAGTTTCATCTTTGTATTCATGAGAAAGAAACCCAAGTACAGATTTAACGTGTTGTAAATGTTCTTCACCAATAGCTAGTTTTAAAAATTCTACATATTTACCTCCTTCGCCTTTATTATAGTTTCTTTGCTGCAATCTTTCAGCCCAAATAAGCATTTCTAAAGCATCATATTCAGCGAATGTTATATGTGTTCTATCTATAATTAAATACCCATTTAAGAAGAATTTAAAGCAAGTAGTCTCGGTATCTTTTAATATCAAATCTTCTGTAAGTATCGGCAAACGTTTCATTGTATATTTACCATGAGATTCTAAAAATGATTCTATTGCATTTAAAATTTTAATACATTCTTCGTTATCTGGTTCACGGATATAATCTTTTAAAACGTCTTGAAATTCTCTTTCTTCAATCTTATAAATCAAATAATCAATAATTCTTACAACATTCCCTTTGTAATATCTAAAACCTAAATAATTAGCAACTAGCATTAGTTTTTCACGGTTAATAATAACCTTTCCATCCTCCGTATCATAATCCCAAAAAGTGCCATGCGGATGCAGTTCTAATAATTCGCCTTGTATTGAAACTGCAAGTTGTTTTGTTTCTGCGGATACATTTGCGGGTAAATTATAACCTTTTCTTGCTGCATTTTGTGCAAGTTGCTTTTGCTTTTTTTCTTTTATTACACCATACCCATTATCACAAAGCCATTTATAAGTCTTCTTTCTATCACTTCCATGTTGAAGTATTGATAATAAAGTAACAGGATTATAGCCTTTTGACGGATCTAAATCAGTAGACGAAGTAAATATAAAGTAGCATCTTTTAGTACGATTCCAAGAAGCGGAAACGCCTGTATTTTTACCAGGACGTGTAAACCAAATAAAGTTATTATTACTGCCACATAAAGTCCATCCATTATCAGTTAGTACTCTTTCCGCTGCTGCACTACCATTGAAATGTTCGAATGGATTTTGGTCGTAATAGTCATTTGATGTAGTTGTAGGCGTAATTGCTGCAATCTTTTTCTTTTGATTATATCCTTCGCAAATCGCAATGATACTGCAACGCTCATTCCATGTAATGGTAGGTATTGGGTTGTCTTTTACAACTTTATAAGACATTTGAGACGCTGCAACTACATATCCACCTTCCCCCCTTGACTCAATAGCCGCCTCTTTAGCGTCTTCTTTCCAAGCAAACTTTAAATTTCCTGCGGGTTCATGGTCTGAAATTCTGTAAAATATATGATACCCTTTGGATGGTGTTTGTGTAATTCTAAGTCTGTTAAAAATATCAGGATAAAGTGCTTTTATATCTTGAAATAGCATCGCATCTATTCCTTGCCAATTCTTAACATCTACATCAATTATTTCTAAGTTTCCGCTTACCTTACCCGCAACAATACCATAGCCTATAGTATCGTATTTTTCAGTCATAAGATAAAGTAACTCAGCTTTACTAATTATTTCATTTTGCCATTTTTTCCAAGGGTAAGCGGATTTAATAGGATATTCTCTACCGTTCCATGTTTGCGGTTTATCTCTAACAGGTATAACTGAAATTCCATTATCTAAATAGTATTCGCATTCTTTCCAAGTCGTTTCAAAAAGTGTCGTCATTTATCTTATTTTAATATTAAAAAATTCAATCGGTTCGCTTATATCTTGATGTTTTACCCATCCGCTTTTATATCCCATATAATTTGCGAAGGATTGTAAAAATAATTCATCTTGCTTTGCTTTGGCAACTCTTATGGCAAATGGTTTTTTATTAGTTATCTTAGCGTATTGTGCAAGTTCTTCCGCTGTAAGTTCTCCGATATATTTGCCACGAAGTTTATTGTATTCTTCTGTAACTTCAACCATTGTACCCTCAATGTATTCTTTTTCTTTCGCCTCAAATATATGACCGCATTCGGGGCATTCCATTACTCTAGGCGCAATTATCAAAAAACAGTTAGGGCATTCTTTAATAGGTGCAACGCCGTCTTTCTTTTTCTTTTGGGGCTTATTCCACATTTTATTCCATTCAAATTCAAAGTTCCATAATCCATGACGTGATGCGTTGCCACCATAATCTAAGACAGTGAAGCGGTCTTTATTAGGGTAAATTCTGCTACCACGACCTACCATTTGCATATAAAGTGCAAGTGAAGTTGTAGCACGTTGTAATATTACTAAGTCAATAGCTGGAAAATCAAAACCTTTTGTCAAAATTCCAACTGAAACACAAATATCAATATTGCCATTCATAAATAATGAAAGTTCAATATCTGATTTATCATTCTTAGAATGCACTTCTGCAAGTTCATAACCAACGCTTCTTAGTTCATTGGATAATGTGCTGCAATGTTTAATTGACGAACAAAATACGATAGTCTTTTTGTTGTGAAATTTTTTAAGGTCTTCATGTAACCCTGCAAATACTTTAGGAGTTTCAAATGCTTCAAATTGTGATTGTTCAGAAAATTCTCCCTTACTATCTTTTTTTAGACTTTTAAGGTCTGCCGACTGTCTTTCATAATGATAATAAGGAGAAAGAAAACCGCCTTCCAATAGTTCTTGCGGTTGCGCGCCAACAACAATATCATTATATAAAAGTGGTAGATGTTTAGCCACTCTATAGTCAGGTGTTGCGGTAAAACCAATTAAATAAGCGTCAGGTAATCTTTTTAATAATTTGGTAGCTATCCCGCAATGACATTCATCATAAATAACAATTAAGTTATTTTTAAGGTTTTTAAACTGAGAAATAATAAAATCACGATTTGCAAGTGTTTGAGACATTGCGCAATAAACAACGTTTGGTTTAACCTCAATAAATTTTACTCCTGCATTAATTAATACGCTTATGTTTTCGCTGCTTATTTGATTAAATATTTTTCGGCTTTCTGTAAGTAAAAGGACTGTTTTGCCTTTAGATATTGCCATTTTTGTAATGGTAGTAAATACAACGGTTTTCCCTCCACCCGTTGCCATGCAAGCAATTATTTTACTATTTTTCGATAAAGATAAATTTACATTATCTAATAGTTTTTTTTGATACGGTCTAAGTTGTTTCATAAAAATAAAAAAGGCTTAAAAGTGGAAGATGTAGTAGCACCCTGTTAAACAGGTACACCCTCCCTTTTAAGCCATAATATGTTATTAATTGTAGTTGCTACCCTACATTGCAAATATACAAAACAATCGGTTAAAATAGTGAAGTTTGTTTAAAATAAACTTATCTGATTGTTTTTTCTTTCAGCCTTTAATAAGTTCTTATAAGCTGTTTCGAAGTACTTATCCTTTAGTTCAATCCCTATCCCTTTGCGACCACATTTTAATGCTTGATATACTTCGCTACCTATTCCTAAGAAAGGAGTAAATACTGTTTCACCTTCATTACTCCAAAGGTTTACAAGTCTATTAATAACTTCTAGCTGAAGCGGTGCAATGTGTTTTTCGTCTCCTATATCTGTACCCTCTTTATTATTTAAAACGTCAGTTCTTTTTATATCCATCCAAACAGGAGATGCCCAACGCTGCCACGCTTCTAATGGAAAGTTATCTTTGTTTAAGTTCTTAATAGGTATCCAATCTTCTTGATTACCTTCCCATTTTTTAAATACAGTAATAGTTTCGCACATTCCAGTACCCGTAAAACTACTATCTGTTCTTACAGTCTTATAAAGTAGCCTTTGCGTTTTAGTCCTTTGCATTTCTAAAACGGGGTCGCACCAAATAGTAATAGGGTCGCAATGTAGTTTAAAATCACTATCTGTTAGTACGTGTTGAGTATGCTCCATCGTAAAAGGATAAACGCCAGTATAGCCGCTGCTATTTTTATACACTCCTAAGTTTTTAGTATGGCAACACATCAAACGTCCTGGCTTTAATATTCTGTAAAGATCTTTCAATAGAAATGAATATTGTTTAAAAAACGCATCATGGTCGTCATTATTACCCATGTCATGAATATAATTTGAATAGGTAAATAGACTACTAAAAGGTGGAGAGAAGATAATTAAATCAACGCTATTATCTGGTATTCGTTTAATCTCAATACAACTATCACCCTTCATTATGTGGAAGTTATCGTTTTTGTATTCTTTAAAATCATACTCATTCAAAAGTCCGTACTGCTTTGCATTTATGTTTTTGTTCATCTCATTTTGCATTTCAATAAATTGTTTTTGTTTACGTAAAAATACTTTTTGTACATTTTCCATAGTGTCAGTTATTACCACATGAATATTAACAGGGAATAGCTGCCCAAAACGATAACTTCTGCGAATAGCTTGGTAAGTCATTTCAAAACTAAAATCAGGAACTGAAAATATTTGGTTATGGCAAGTTTGAAAGTTCATACCCATGCCTAATATTTTAGCTTTCGATATTAATATTCTGAACTCACCATTTGCGAATTCTAATGCTTTATCTTTCTTCCATTCTACAGTATCGCTTCCTTTAATTTCAAAAAATGAA